CCTCCCCTCCCTCCCGCATCCATGCTCTACCCTGCCTGCCGATCCACGCCCACGACAACGCTGTTCCCGGCATGGGATGGGTCGACATCGATCAACCCGTGCTATCCTCCGCAGATCCCCCGGCCCGATGAGGTGGGTCTTGACCCCCGTGTGTGCGTGCACCCAACGGTTCTCCCCCCCAAGAAAAATTCATGTCATTTAATCTGGCTCAGTTCTACAAGTTCTGTAGTGAACTTAAAATAGAGACTAAAGAACATGGTCTCAGGAAGATGGATAGGTTATTGGGTACTCAGACATATATTATGGATGAGATAGCTAAGGGTCTACAGGATGATATTCATTTCTTTGTGATATTAAAGGGTAGACAGTTAGGTATAACTACTATTTCTTTAGCGTTAGATCTTTACTGGCATTTTGTACATCCTGGATTACAGGGTACATTGACTACTGATACAGAAGAGAACAGAGATATGTTTAGGAGTACCTTGTCTATGTATATAGATGGGTTACCCAGAGAATATAAAGTTCCTGTTATTGCTCACAACAGAAATCACATCTCGTTGAAGAACCGTAGTCGGTTGTTTTATCAGGTGGCTGGATTGCGTTCTAAGGGGTCTCTGGGGCGCGGTAAGGCGATAACGTACTTGCATGGTACTGAGACATCCAGTTGGGGAGATGAGGAGGGCCTAGCGTCTCTCTTGGCTTCTCTTGCAGAGACCAATCCTCAGAGGTTGTATTTATTTGAGAGTACTGCTCGTGGGTTTAATATGTTCCACGATATGTATGTGACTGCCAAGAAGGCTAGAACTCAGAGGGCTATATTTTGTGGATGGTGGAGAAATGAGCTTTATTCTGTAGAAGCAGAGACGGATGTTTATAAAGTTTATTGGGATGGTAAATTAACTGGGGAAGAGAAAGAGTGGGTGAAGGACATCAAGAAGTTGTACGGGGTGGAGATCAACAGTAGGCAGATGGCGTGGTGGAGATGGAAACTTCACGAGGGGATCAAGGACGATGCGCTGATGTACCAGGAGTTTCCTCCTACGGAAGACTACGCATTCGTGATGACTGGTACGAGCTTCTTCTCAAACTCCCGGTGTACTGACGCTGCAAAGAAGTCTCGTACACTTCACCCGGAATGTTTCCGCTACGCTTTCGGAGCAATGTTCCAAGACACTGATGTCTTGAAGTCAACAGAGAAGTTGGGGACCTTGAAGGTCTGGGAACAACCTATTGACACGGCCTATTACGTCATTGGTGCTGATCCTGCTTATGGATCATCTGATTGGGCAGACCGATTCTCTATCCAGGTGTTCCGGGTCTATGCGAATGGCATGGAGCAGGTTGCTGAGTTTGCGACCAGTGAGATGAACACCTACCAGTTCGCGTGGGTGATCGCCCACCTTGCCGGTGCGTACAAGAACTCCACTCTGAACTTGGAAGTCAATGGTCCCGGTCAGGCGGTGATCAACGAGATGCGTAACCTCAAACGTCTTGCTGCCGCACAAGGTACTGCCGGTCACGGCATCATGGATGTGCTGGGCTCCATGCAGAACTACATCTGGCGCCGTAACGACACCATGTCTGGGCTATCCAACTCTATTGGGTTCCTGACCACAAGTCAGACCAAAGAGCGGATGTTGACCTACATGAAGGATTACTTTGAGCGTGGGTTGATGGACATCAAGTCTATGGACTTGCTAGACGAGATGAAGGGCATTGTTCGTGAGGGCGGGTTTATCGGTGCGCCTGGGCGCGGCAAAGATGATAGAGTCATTGCCAGTGCGCTCGCCGCTGTTGCCTATGCCGAGCAGGTTCAACCCAGATTGATTGCCATGAGACTTACAAAAGAAATCTCTCATGCTCAAGAGAACCAGACTCCAGAGCAGATCGCTGCTGGACGTAACGTATCTAACTATCTCAAAAGAATCGGGATGTACGGTGGCTCTACACACTGATCTCACAATCGTATCTATTCACGGCCACACTGATGGTGCGGCAAGCATTCCAAGTCTTGTAGAGAGCCTGTCCCAACTGCCGGGAAGCAGAGGACTTCTGATCTCTCTTGAAAGGCCTCCTTCCTTGCCAGACCATATTGCTTGGAAACAAACAGCACCTCTGGACTACTTCCAATACTCGATGTTCTGTATGTACTGCTTGCACCAGTACATTGACACTGAGTACTGTCTAGTCGTGCAAGACGATGGCTGGTGCCTCAACGGTGAGAACTTCACGGGTGAGTACTACGAGTACGACTATGTGGGCGCACCTACCCACATGGGCATCTTGGGTGACCAAGCCATGTTCCACTTCTCGTGGGTTCATGTGAAAGACCCCATCGTTGTCCAGAACGGGGGTTTCTCCCTGCGCTCCCGCAAGTTCTTGGAAGCCCCGTCCAAGCACGGCATTGTTCACAAGTTGTACAACCAGCAGCCGTTCATCAACGAAGATGTCCAGCTTTCAGGTTTGCTGCGCCCTCAACTTGAATCTGTCGGTGTGCGATTCGCACCCACCAACATTGCCAAGCAGTTCTCTATCGAGTACATGGGTCCAGGCGTACACGATGACATTGACCTAGAGCGGTTGGTCGGTCATCACGGACCCAGTAGAAAATTGATAGGCCACAAATCTATTGCCATCAGAAGCACAGTAGAAGAATGCGATAACGTCTTTGGTGAACTAGACTTCCTGATGTTCTTGCAAGACAAAGGCTACAAGTTTGAATACCGTCATTCCTAAACAAGAACTCAAACTCTTGGTTGGAAGATTCCTCAAGGATAAGCAACGCGGTATTTCTATTCAGAAGTTTGCTGACCTCTGCGGAATCTCCAGAGAGTTCTTAGCAGATGTCTTCATCTACGAAAGCTCACCCATGAGCGAGACCACACAACGCCGCGTCTCTTCTGCCTACCAAGCGTGGCGGGAGGGTCGGGTGCGCGTCATGAGGAGGAAAGACCAGACCCAATACGTTGACTATCGCAAGATCCCAGAACCTGCTATCTTCCCGCACATGGGGATCGTGAACTCCCCTGACGGATTCAAACTATCTATCGGCCCCCGTAATCGTCACGATTACTCTTATCCTACTTTGGACGAATCATGAGCGTACTCCACGACTATCTTTGCGCGTCTCACGGCCTCTTCGAATCTTATGAGCCTGAGTGCCCTATCAAATTTTGCACAGCAGAACTCAACATGGTTTTCTTAAAACCAGTTGCACTTAAATCAGATAAGACAAAACAGGCTGACCGACACCTGCGCGGCCTAGCCCAAGACTTCCAGATGTCCGACATCAAGTCCACCCGTGAAGGTGATACCCAAGCCGGTTACCATCACCATCAAGTCCCTGAAGAGCCAAAAGAAAGAGAGGCTCGCCCAGGCGATGCGGCAATCTGGGGTGGCAACTTCAACAACATCAATATGAAGGCAGCACTTGCAGGACAGGTCGCACAGTCGGTTCGTGGAGAATCTGTTGGCGTAAACCCGAAAGATACTGGTAACCTCACGGGACCAAAGGCGGCAAGTTATATGTCTGACCATGAGAACTTGGCAATAACACCATGAGAATTCCGAGCGAGCCGGTAGAACGAGAAAGTTTCTACCTAGACCTCATCCACAAGTGCGCTGTCTCCATGCCAGAACGGCGCACCGATTACGGAGGTCTTCGCTCGTGGTATCTCTTTGGGAACGGACCGGACGAAGCACCGGCCATGTACAACAAGATCTTCCCCCACATAGATCAGTTGTCATCCTTCCTCTACTCTGCCGAGACCACCCGATTCTCCATAGACTTGGGTGCGGCAGTCCCAGATGAAGAGCAGTCCAAACTCCCGGTCCTCACCCGCGCACTCAACGATGAATGGCTAAACAGCAATGCTGACCAAGTATTCTCGACAGCGGTTTCATGGGCGCTCTGCTATAACAGCACCTTTATTAAACTGGTTTATCGAAACGGTATTCATCCGTATCTCGTGGAACCGGCCAGCATCGGTGTCTTACGAGAGGACACTCCATACACCGACAGACAAGAAGCAATAATTCAGACTTACTACATCACTAAGTCTGAACTCTTCAACCGTCTCTACAGCCACCCGCAACGGGAAAAGATCGTAGAGCGCGTGTCGTATATGCAGCACGAGCGCACCGAAGTTGCTAACGGTGTGCAGCGCATCATCATGAGCCAGACGGACCCGACTCTGTACGGGAACGTCAACCTCGACTTGTCAGGCGGCAACCGCTACAAAGCACAAGTCTCCGAGGAAACCGTCGAAATGACGGAGCTTTGGGTCTGGAACGATGAGACTGGCGATTACCAAGTGGTCACTCGCGCCGATCCTGATGTCATCATCTACGATCGTCCTGGCGCAACCGTCTTCTTGAAAGGCGAGCTGCCCTTCATCCAAGTCTGTCCACTGCCGCTCTACGATTACTACTGGGGTCAGTCGGAAGTTTCACGTCTTATTTATCTCCAGCAGATGCGTAACAAGCGCATGACGGAGATTCTGGACATCCTTTCCAAGCAAGTCAGCCCACCCACGGCACTCATCGGATTCACTGGAATCTTGGATGAGAAGAACTTTGCACTCAATCGTGCAGGCGGGATTTTGGCAACAGATATGCCAAGCGCCAAGGTGGAGAAGTTGGCCCCGCAAATGCCGCCAGATCTCTTCCGTGAAATCGGTGAAATTGACTTAATGTTTGAAGAAGCATCTGGAATCGTCTCAGTCTTGCAAGGACGAGGCGAGTCTGGGGTCAGATCGTCCGGTCATGCCAGTCAACTTGCCCGTTTGGGGTCATCTCGTGCCAAAAAACGGGCGCTTGTCATTGAAGATTCGCTAGAAAAGATGGCGACTCTGTATCTCAAGCTCATGCAAGCGTATCCAAACACGCATTACACGGATACCAAGGGCAATCGGTTCATTGCCGAGCAATTGCCTAAGAATTACGCTGTAAAAGTAGATGCACACAGCAATTCACCCATCTTCATGGAAGATTTGCGTCAATTGGCGTTCAATCTGTTCAAAGCACAAGTCATTGACAAGGAATCCTTGCTAGACTTGCTTGAACCACCCATGAAACAGCAATTGAAAGACCGTCTCAAAAAGATGGAAGCAGCACAAGCCCAGCAAGCGGCTATGCAGCCTCCAAAGGAGCAATAATGGTTACTCAAGGCTACACAAAGACTGGGGATCAACCCCGCGTCACTGCTAAAAGTCTAGATTCAAGACAGGCAACTCCATCCTTGACGTACCGTACACAGACGAATAGGATGGGTTCTGCGGGTAATTCTTCCCGCATGACCCGTGACTACACACGAAGGTAATTGCAATGTACAAGACGATGAATCGCGGTCGTAAGACCCGCCGGTAATCCGGCATAAAGAGTTCGATGGGTATGGCTGCTTGCCCTTCTCAAGTGGCCCCGCAACCAGGAGATCGTCATGGCACGTCGTGGTCGTAAAGGTCGGAAGTAATCCGAACGTAACAGGTTTCTGAACCGGCCTGCGGGAGGTGGGCGATGAGCCTCCCACTTGACTTGATTTGTAATTAGGTATACAAGGTCGCACATGAGCGTACCCCCAGATAAATTGATGGATTTGATGAAGAAGGGTCAGAAACCTGACTTGCCTTCTGAAACTCCTGCCGCTCTCGGAGCATCAGCTCCTGAGACACCTCCTATGGCTGCTCCAATGTCCACGCCTGAAAAGCAGATGGGCACTCGTGAAGCAGCAATGATCAATATCTCTATTGCGCTTGATCTTCTTGACCAGTCTCTACCATCAATCGGTGCAGACTCGGAAGAAGGCAAGGCAATCATGGAAGCCTCTCGCAAACTCGGTGGTTTGCTGGGCGGCAAGCGTAATGAAACTGGAGAACTCCAGCAGTCAGAGATTCTGCAAATGTTGCAGACGCTACCCAAGGCCGGTGGCATGACTCCTGAGTCTCGTGCAATTCAGTCAGCCCCACCTCCGGGGATGGCGCCCCCTGGCGCTGGTGCGCCAAAACCTCCTGGACTAGGATAAAACATGGACCTCTTTAAGCCTCGCGGAGCTTCTGCTCCCCGCCGCCCAACTGATGATCGTCAGGAAAACGGCCAAATGATCAACACACCTCGCTATGCTCGTCTCGGCGGTCTGGACAAACCATCTGATCTTTCTAAGAACAAGATGGCCGTTCAAAAGCCTGCTGACGGCAAGCGCGTCATCTAAACCACATTGTAACGAGGGTAACAATGTCTCTTGAAAACTTATCAGTTGATGCTCGCGACGAACTCGCAGCATTGGCCCAGCAACTTGCTGAGAATCCTTCTACCCGCAAAGAATTTTTGCGGATGACCAAGAAGGTTAAGCCCGATCTTCCGATTCCTGAACTGGAAATTGAAGATCACACCAACACTGCCGTGGCAGCAGCAGAAGCACGAGTCCAATCTTTGGAGAACAGACTCCGAGAGCGTGACGCCGTGGAAGAACTGCAAAAACGTCGCAATTCGTTGAAGCAGAAGGGCTTGGCAAGTTCTGACGATGATATCAAAGGCATTGAGAAAATCATGCTTGAACGCGGTATCACTAATCACGAGACCGCCGCTGAGTATCACGAGTGGATGAAGCAAGCCGCGACACCCACGCCTTCTGGGTACAATCCACAAGTTATTCAGAAATTTGATCTGAATAAGTATTGGAAGAACCCAATTACCGCAGCAAGAAACGAAGCGGTCAGCGCATTGCAAGATTTGCGGCGACCGAATCGTCCTATTGGTTTGTAAACCTTACCGGAGATTGATATGGCCATTGGTGGCGGAATTCTACCGGCAACGGGATCAACTCAGTACACTGAGTTAACTTACGTCACTCGTAGGGCATTCATCCCGAAGCTGGTTGTACAGCTCTATAACTCGACCCCTCTTCTCGCAGCACTGATTGCTAACAGTCAGCAAGCCAGCGGCGGCGTGTCTTCCGTAACAGTGCCTGTCCAAGGCGCTCAGTTTGTAAACGCACAGTGGTCGGACTACAGCGGCTCGTTCGCTCAACCGTCTGTTCAGCAGGGTGCTTACAACGCTGAGTTCAACCTCAAGCTGATGATCACACCAGTCCCATTCCTTGGGATGGAAGGTGCGGTTCAGCAGGACGCAGCAATTATCCCGCTGATCGAAGCGCGGATGAACGATGCGACCAACGTAATGATGGACGCGATGGCAACGTCGCTGTACCAGAACTACACGAACACCCAGCAGTTCATCGGCCTTCCCGGCGCGATTGACGATGGTACAAACCTTCAGACCTACGGCAACATTAACCGTAGCACCTACACATGGTGGAAGTCGAAGGTCTACAACGCTGGTAACGTCAACCCAACCCGTCAGAACATCCTGCAATACATTTCTGGAACCGTGAAGAACGGTGCGGAAGTGCCTAGCTTTGGTGTTTGCGGATTCGGTACTTGGACACTGTTGGCTCAAGACTTTGTTGGTCAAGAGCAGTACACCATTACCCCAGGCTCTGGGTTTGATGGCGACAACAACGGGCCACAGGCTGCATTCCGTGCACTGATGGTTGCTGGCGTTCCGATCTACGCAGACCCTTACTGCCCAGAAGGGATTGTGTACTTTGTCAACACGAACTACCTGAACTTGTACATCCACGAGCAAGGTTCGTTTGTGTTTACTGGGTTTGAGTCCACTTTGCCTAACTGGCAGATTGGTTACGTCGGCGCCGTGCTGATGATTGCTGAGTTGATTAGTACTAAACCGAAGTCCATGACTCGGGTTGGTTCTTACAACTCGCTGACCCTGTAAGGAGAGAAACATGGCTCTCGCCCTAAACAAGATCCTAGTTGCCGGTGCTAACAGCAACACGGCTGGTGCTTACTTCACCACTCAGACTCTGATCGCTCCTGCTACCGTCGCCGGTAACGTAGTTCCCGCTGGCGTTTATCTGATGTTCCCCACACTGAACAGCCAGATCTACGCTAACAACGGAACCGCGTTGGTTTTGCTGACCCCAGCAAACACTGGTGGAGTTCTGATCAGTGACGGTGTGAACGTAGTTGCCAACTCGACTACGACTGCAAACACCATCACCTTCCTAACGGTGAATGGCGGTCTGACTGCAAATTCCACGTTTACTACTGCTTAAGGAGTAGACATGGCAAGCGCAGATGCAGTCGGATCAAACCTACCAGACTCTTTTGGTAACTTTGCAATAGCACGAGTTAGCGGAGCGTCTTTGGCAACGGCTGGCAATGCGGTAGTGGCCATCCCATTCTTTCAAGGCGGTCTCACCAATGGGAACGCACTTGCAGGATCGGGTCAGGTAATTATTCGTCGGGTTACGGTACAGAACGCAAATGCTAGTGCATCTTTGGCTAACGTGAATATCACGACAACCAATGATGGCAACACTAGCAATGCGGTTGTAGCAACAGTCTCATTAGCAAATTTGACTGCTGTTAACAAGTTCCAAGACTTGGTAGTTGCCAGCCCCTACGCACTGACCACAACAGTCAACGGAGCAAATACCTCGGCATTGTATTTGAACGTCACCAACGCGGCATCGGCCATTGTTGACATTCGCATCTACGGTGACTCGGTTTCGTTCTGATGGAAGTCTATGTAACCAACTGTAGTGACACCGATCTGGCTGATCGTCATGCCGGTGTTGATTACAAGTTCAAAAAAGGTGTGCCTACGTCAGTCCCTATTGAGGCTGCTAGGCACATCTTTGGTTACCAGGATGGTGACAAGCTCCCATATGCAGTCCGTCTGGGTTTTGCGACCCACTCGTCGGATGTTGAAATCGGACTTGAACGGTTGGCTATGTTCCGCATCGGCCAACATTCAGCGCAGGACCGCATTCCCTCGGCGGTAGGCGTAGTACCCCTACCCGTCAAAAAAGTAGGGGTAGGGGGAAAAGTCTCCTGAGGGTTACAATAGGCAACTATGGCAACCCTAAATTCGTACATCACAGACGTTCGCAGGCTTCTCCACGATGCCAATGGGAACTTTTGGTCTAACGATGAGATTACGGATTACGTCAACGATGGACGTGAAAGGGTAGTACGAGACACTGGTTGCCTGCGTACCCTGCAAATCTCGGCTACACCCCTCGCACCAGACGGCACAGCCGCAATTATCTGGTCTGCTGGCCTTGTAGTTACTGCCGGTCAGTACATATTCTCAAACATCTTTATCTATCAGATCACCGTAGGTGGGACGCTGGGCAGCACAGCCCCGCCATACCCCGCATCTGGGTCTAATTTCCCCCCGTCAACCGCATTTACTAACGGCACAGCCACGCTGTTGTACGTACAAAGTGCAGAAATCATTCCGTTTTCGTCGCTACCTAATGGTTCGCAGACTCTGGATGTTCTCAATCTGACGATCTACTGGGGCAATTCAAGAATTCCCCTGCGCTACCTGCCCTGGACGAACTTCAACGCCCAACTGCGCTACTGGCAGAACTACGTTGGACGGCCTGTGTGCTTCTCAACATATGGTCAGCAGCAAATTTACATCTCACCCGTGCCTGACCAGTCCTACAGCATGGAAGTGGACACGGTTATCCTGCCTTCACCGCTCGTGTTGACCAATCCAACGTTGGTTGATGCCATCAATGACCCGTACACGGTCCCTGTAGCGTTCTACGCGGCTTACAAGGCCAAGTACAAAGAACAGAGCTACGGAGAATCTGAGATTTTCCTACAGCAATACAACCGTCAAGTGCAGGGCGTGTTGAATTCAGTCTTCACGCGCAGGATTCCGGACCCGTACAGCAGCCCTTACTAACATGGCATCTCAGGAACAGCAAAAAAGATACACTGTCCTGAAGACGTTTGGTGGCATCAACACAAAAGCCAACCGGACTGCCATTAAGGACGATGAATTCTCGTGGTTGGAAAACGCCATGCCTATTGGCGACTCCAACATCAAGATTGTCCCTGCTCAGAGCGCCGTTAGAGACAGCACAGGCAATGTTGTTGTCTTTTCCAACACAACTTCTTATCTAACGTCTACAAACATCAATGTTTCTGACTACATAGTCAGCTTCGAAGTAGACGGTAGAGCACAAGCGTTCAATCTGACTAGCAATGTGGCCAGCAACGTAGCAGTTGCAGGCACGTTCAGCAGCGCAAACGTCAGTGCTGCCCAGTGGAAGAACGAAAGATTGATTATTGCCGATCCAGACAACGGATTGTCTAGTTGGAACGGTGCTAACGTAGTTTCTATTGGGTCTGTTGGCCTGATAGCAGTATCCAATCCTGGCTCTGGCTACACATCTGCACCTAACGTGGTGATCAGCGCACCCAACGATGCTAACGGGGTGCAAGCAGTAGCTACGTCGACAATTGTCACCGGATCTGGTGGCATCAGATCAGTCTATGTGACAGCAGGTGGCTCTGGATACACGGCTGTACCAGACGTGACCATAGGCGCACCCAATATTACGGGTGGAACCCAGGCCACAGCAGTCGCAAGCATCAGCGCAGGCGCTGTTGTTTCTATCGGTGTGGTTGAAGCAGGGTCTGGATACACTTCTGTTCCTGCTGTCACCTTCTCTAGTGGTGGTGCCACGGCCAACGCAGTCATTTCTACAGGTGGCGTAAGCAGCGTCAGCCTAGTAAACGCCGGTAGTGGATATACGTCATCTCCCACCATAACTTTTTCTGGTGGTGGAGGGTCTGGCGCCAATGCCATAGCCCAAATTGTTACGTTCAAGACCGGAACAGTCAGCATCCTTCTCAACAACGGTGGATCTGGTTATACGTCAGCACCAACGGTAGCTATTGGCGGTTCTAACGTAACCCCTGCTACTGCTACAGCCATTGTTTTGGGTAACACGGTCTCTCAGATCGTCATGACCAACCCAGGATCTGGGTACACCAACGCAAGCGTGAGTCTTTCTGGCGGTGGGTTTAGCACTGCTGCCAATGTCACGGCAGTAGTCAACACAGAACAGTTGGTTTCTACCGCTACATTCTCGGGTAGAACTTGGGTGGCTGCTGGACGTACTGTCTACTATTCAGCGGCAGACTCTTACAGTGATTTCACCAGCGTTTCTGCTGGATCAATCACGATCACAGACTCTACGCTGCACGGTAACATCCGTGCGCTGCTCTCAGCCAACAATTTCTTGTACATCTTTGGTGAGACAAGCATCAACGTCTTCTCTGACGTTCGTGTTGACACCAACGGTCAGACTTTATTCACGAATACCAACGTCTCTGCCAGCGTAGGGACCAAGCGTATCTACGCCATATACCCGTTCTTTAGAGCTGTGCTGTTCATGAACGACTATGGGGTCTATTCCCTAGTCGGATCTACCACCAGCAAGTTGTCAGACCCTCTTGACGGGATATTCCAACTCATAGACTTTGACAAACCCATCAGCGGTGGTCAGGTCCTACTGAACAACATACTATGCGCGGCATTCTCCTTCACCTACAACGACCCGGTAATTGGAGCGAGAAAGGTCCAGGCCGTGTTTTTCGAGAAGAAGTGGTTTCTAACCTCCCAAGGAGCGTTGGACTACATCACTTCCGTCCCTACAGCGGGGGTCATTCGCCTCTATGGGACCGCAGGCTCAAGCCTCTTCCGTCTCTATGCTAATTCCACAGCGAATGTAGCCACTACGATCCAGACTGCCTTGATGCCTATGGGTGATCCCATACGGACCAAACAGGCACTCAAGTTTGGCATCGAGGCCCAGTTGCAGGCATCGTCTACGTTCTTCGTTAGTGTGGACAATGAACAAGGGACCGGGGCAACTGGTGCTTATACAGTAGACAATACGGTCACTTGGCTGAATAATTACTACCAGACGGTCACTTGGCAAAACAATAGTTTGCAAACTGTTGGGTGGGAGACTGCTTATGGATATGCTCTGTACAAATCAGATGCCCAGCAGTACGGGAAGTACCTTGGTCTGACCATCAACAGTAACAGTGCTGGATATACAGTGAATACTTTCGAGTTTGAACATGAATTGAGAGCGAGGTTCTAATGACCGTCCCATTTGCTTTTGCCAATCTAAGCGGGAACATTGCTCTCTCTAAGTTAGACAGCAACTTCAACACGCCGATCACCATCGGCAATACGTCTGTCCAGCTCGGCAATACGGTCACAACGCTCAACAATCTCACGCTCGCCAACGTCACCATAACAAGTGGCACGAGCAACGTAACAAACGTTAATGTGACAAGCATCAACGTGACTAACCTCACGGCTACGCTTGCCAACATCACGACGCTCAACGCTACTAGCGCGTTCATCACTACCGGAAACATTGCGACTGCCAACGTAGGCAATCTCACGTTGTTAAATGCCTTGACCGTACCCAACGGTGGCACTGGACGGGTCACCCTGCCTGCCAATAACGTGTTGCTGGGTAATGGAACCGGATCTATTACGTCTGTAGCCCCAGGTAATGCCGGTAACGTGCTTACCAGCATAGGTGGAATCTGGGTAAGTAACGCAGCCGTAGCAAGCGGCGGTGGTACAGGCACTGTCACCAACGTCAGCGTGGTATCTGCCAACGGATTCTCTGGAACGGTAGCCAACTCGACTACAAATGCGGCTATTACGCTTGCCGCTACGTTTTTAGGGATGGCGTGGGCCAACTCTACGGGGCAACTCGGCAACGTAGCAGTAGGAAATGGACTTTCTTTTTCTACTACAACTGGTGTTCTGACTGCTACAGGGGCCGTCTCCAACGCAGTCACTGCTGTTACTGCTACCGCTCCCGTATTTTCTAGTGGCAGCACAACCCCTGATATTAGTTTTCTTGCTCCCGGTACGGCAGGAAATGTCCTGACCAGTATCGGTGGTGTATGGACATCTAACGCAGTAGTTGCAGGTAGTGGAACTCCCGGTGGCGGGTTTACAACCGTTCAGTACAACAATTCTGGTGCATTCGGTGGCACTGCCAACCTGACGTTCAACGGCACAACGCTCAACGCTGCGTCTGTCAACGTCTCCACCGGCAACCTGACGTTCACGACCACAGCTCAAAAGATTGTTGGTGACTTTACCAACGCGACAGTTTCTAACCGTACTAACTTTGTAACCAGCACGGCTAACAGTGCCACTGGGATCTACGCTTTACCGAGCGGAACGTCTACGTCAGCAGCTTGGCAGGCAGCTAACAATTCTGATCCTACTAACGCCAGCAAGATCCTGATTGCTACCAACGGAACCACAGATGTTCAGTTGGTTTCTGGGGTTAACGGTACTGGAACCTATCTTCCTTTGTCGTTTTATAACGGTGGAGCAGGAAGGTTTGTTATCGGGACATCTGGTGAATGGGGTATCGGTCCCACGGCTACGGTTTCTTACGGCACGGCTGGTCAGCCATTTATTTCTAGCGGTGCGTCTGCTGCTCCTGTCTACGGAACGCTTACTCCTGTGGGCGGTGGTACTGGGCTGGCAACGATTCCGTCTGGAAACGTCCTTCTTGGCAACGGAACCTCGGCTGTATCCGCAGTCGCACCAGGAACCGTTGGAAACGTACTGACAAGCACGGGTAGTGTGTGGATAAGCTCTGCTGGAGGCGGTGGCGGCACTCCTGGTGGAAATACTACAGAATTCCAGTACAACAACGGTGGTGTATTTGCCGGTGCAGCCAATCTCACGACTGACGGTGCTAACGTCACCATAGGATCTGCAAACACTCTTAGGTTTGCCAATCTTACTTCCACTCGATACGTCGGATTCCGGGCCAACGCCATCGTTGCCGCCAACGTAACGTGGACTTTGCCGGTATCAGATGGTAGTTCTAACCAGTTTCTCAAAACTGACGGGACCGGGACTCTTTCTTGGGGTAGTGCGGCGACTGCCAGCCCTATTCTTGAATCTGCACAGACTATCAGTTCTAATTACACCATTACGGCTGGTTCTAACGGGTTCAGTGTTGGTCCGGTAACGATAGCGACCGGAGTTGTTGTAACAGTACCTACGGGCCAAGCATGGCTCATCGCTGCTTAAAGGATCAAAAATGAGTTCTATCAAACTTCAAGGCAATGCAAGCGGATCGGGATCGTCTACGCTGCAATCTAATAATACTTCTCTAACTATTATCCAAACTCTTCCAGCAGCCAATGCAACAATTGGCTATCTCAATGCTCCTCCTGTTGGAACAAAAACCGGAAGTTATTCTCTGACCACGGATGATGTTGGAAAGTATGTTCAAGCCGGAAGCGGAGCTGTAATTGTTGTTCCAAACTCTACTTTCTCAGAAGGTGATTTGGTTTCAATCTACAACAATACGACTGGCAATATTGCTATAACATTGAACACCACTAGTGCTTATGTTGCAGGCACTAACACCAGTCTTGGCACTGCTAACCTTGCAACAAGAGGAGTGGCAACGATATTGTTCTTCTCAGCTACTGGTTGTGTCCTCACCGGAAATGCGAGCGCGTAATGAGTGGGATTATGCTTTCGTTGTTGGGTGGAAAAAAAGTAATTCCGCCACTTACAGTTGATTTTCTTGTTATTGGCGGTGGCGGTGGCGGTGGCGGTGCTGGATATGGCTCTGGTGGAGGAGGTGCTGGAGGTTATAGAACTTCTGCTGGAACAAGTGGAGGTGGAGCATCTGCACAATCCGCTTTGAATTTAGTTGTTTCTACAAACTATACAGTAACAGTTGGCGGTGGAGGAAATGGTCGATCTGGAAGCGGCTTTTCAACCAGCACTTTTCCCGGTAACCAGTCCGTTTTTTCAACTGTAACGTCAACAGGCGGCGGTGGCGGATCGTCAGGGAATGTTACCGGTGGGAATGGAGGTTGCGGTGGCGGTGGGGATGGAGGTAATTTCACTGCCGGTGGTTCTGGAACAGCAAACGAAGGATATGGAGGAGGAACCGGGGCAATTGTAATAAATTATGGTGGTGGCGGTGGTGGCGGTGCTGGTAATGTTGGTGGCGCTGCTGGTCCTGGTGGTGGCAACGGAGGACCAGGTGTTTCTTCATCAATAACTGGTTCTCCTGTTACAAGAGGCGGTGGCGGTGGCGGTGGAACGGAAGTTTCTGGACAAACTCCGGGAAGCGGAGGAAGTGGAGGCGGGGGAGGAGGAGGAGCAGGACAAAGTGCAAATGGCTCAGATGCGACCCCTAATAATACGGGCAGTGGCGGTGGTGGGGGCGGCGGGTCTACTTTGTCATCAACAGGTGGTAATGGTGCGGATGGTGTTGTAATTTTACGATACCCAGATGGTTACACCATAACAATTGGTGCTGGACTTACTGGATCAACAGCCGCTATTTCTGGTGGTCTTAAAGTAACTACTATTACTGCCGGTACTGGCAACGTATCTTGGGCATAAAAATGTCACATTACGCATTTCTTAATTCCAGTAACATTGTTACAGAAGTCATCGCCGGAAAAAACGAAGGAGAAGATGGAATTGATTGGGAACAATGGTACGGTGAGTTCAGAAACCAAACTTGCAAACGTACCAGTTACAATACACATGGTGGAGTTCACAAGTTAGGTGGTGAATCTTTTCGCAAGAATTATGCTGGCATCGGCTACACCTACGATGCAACCCGTGATGCTTTTGTTCCACCACAACCATTTCCGTCTTGGGTTCTGAACGAAGATACCTGTTTGTGGGAACCTCCTATTCCTATTCCTACTGATGGTCAGCGGTACTACTGGGACGAGGCCACTACGTCATGGGTGGTAAATGTCTGAAACTGTTGATACCAAACTAGCCGTGCACGAAGCGATTTGCTCCGAGAGATACGGGAAGATTTCTGATTCGTTATCCTCAGGTGATAAGCGGATGACCAAGATTGAGTATCTACTCTACGCAGTCATTGCAGCGGTGTTGTTTGGTCCAGGTGTTGCAGCAGAGTTTGTTAAAAAGATGTTTGGTCTATGACTGAGAAACTAGAAGCAAAGTCTCAATTGATTGAGAAGACTGCATTTGCAGTGCTTCCTATTCTTTTTACTTGCGTGGTTTACCTGATGTCAGCGCTTGACAAACTCACGCATGAAGTAACGGTACTCAATGCCAAGATTTCCCTTGTTGTCACTTCGGACAATAAGCAAGCCACCAACTCTGGGGCTGAACTAGCGCGGGAAAAATTGCGGCAAGAACTTGAGAAAGAAATACAACGAAATCGTGACATGATTCACGACAATCAAAAGCATATCAGCATTATTGAAGATCGCATGGCCAGGAAGTAATGGAAATAGCTGAACTTTTCCTAAAAGCATGGCCCGTGCTATTAGGTATTGTGACGCTTATTATTGTACTGTCCAAATTAGACTTGAGAGTTGCTGTTCTTGAAGAGAAGATCAAATCTGCGTTTGAAATTATAAACAAACTGAAAGATAAGCCATGAATATGGATGACTTGTCATACGTTGAGTTTGGAGACGTAGACGGTCTGGGAGCATTGCTGTTTGAGAACGGTGTGCAGCACAAGTTGTTCTACGAGCAGTTGGCTGACAAAGGAATCCTTATACCTCAGTATCCTTTGATAGACGCAGACCCGGATAACCTAGATGACTGGTTGTTTGTTCACAACCAAGAGCATGAAAGATTGGCAAGTCAACTGAACTTAGACAATCCGTTTCAGTTGATCAACGCAGACTGGAATGTCGAGGATGACTTCTATGATTGGATAGGGGTACATCTGAGCATCCATGAACAGATTGTCAAAGTCCTTAACCTGTAATCCTATGTTTAATCGAAAAATATTTATTTCTATTGCATCGTATCAAGACGCAGATCTTTGGTATACGGTAAACGACCTTGTTGTTAACGCTTCAAGACCGTGCAGATTACACATTGCCATTCTTGATCAATCTGACACTCCGTCTCCTCCAACGGAAGGTGTTCTACAACGTGTGCACAAGATAACGTACACAAACATCTCTCCAAAGTACTCCCGAGGTCCTTGCTGGGCTAGACACGTTCTTCAAAGCTACGTCAGAGATGAGGAGTTCTATCTTCAACTCGATGCCCATATGAGGTTTGACCCCGGCTGGGATGACAAACTTATACAAGAATACGATGACCTGTCTAGCAAGAACGTCAGAACAATTCTGAGTTCATACGTCTGCGGGTTTGAAAAGAAAGAAGATGGGACTATTGAGAAACAAAAGTTTCCCGGTCATGCCTTAGTGCTGAAGCCTTTGCCAGACGCAAAGTTGCAAATTCACACTCCAATTATGATCTTCCAGGCTCATCCAACGCCATCTCAAGTTGCGATTCTTGGGTATCACACAGGTGGTGGATTCTTGTTTGGGCCTGCTGCACTGACGCAAGAGATCCCATATGACCCGTGGCTGTACTTCCACGGTGAGGAACAGAACCAAGCTGTCCGTGCTTTCACACACGGTTGGGACATCTATCATCCAGTTGACATCCCGGTCTATCACATCTACAAGGATGATCGGAAACGGCATTGGAACGAAGACAAGAACACGGGAAGATCAGAAGCGTGGGTGATGCTTGACCGTGAGTGCAACCAGCGTATGCACCGTCTTCTGTACGATCGTGCACCTTTGGGGATTTACGGTCTTGGGTTCAAAAGGACCTTAGAAGAATTTGCTGAATTTTCTGGCATTGACTACATCAACAAAACTATCAGAAGATGAGTTATGGATGAAATTCAACAAGCGCAGGCCGCAACCCAACAGTTCATGCAGCAATATGGGCTGGATGCCAGGACAATGGCGTCTATAGGGCAGATGGCACAGGAAGCAATACGGGACCAAAGCTTGTATGCGCTCCTGCGTGAGCAGTTGTTGGGCGCACAGATCCTCACAGAGAAAGAGTTGCCAGAACAAGTCAATTATATAACATTGACTGCTTTGGCGACTATGGGCTCTCTGGCAGGAGGTCAGTAATGGCTTACGATGCAGATGGCAATTTTTACAACCCGTACTCTCCGGGAACGTATGAGTACGATTACGAAGAAAGTCAGCGTTCACAGCCTGTTGTTGAACTTACGCCAGAGCAAAATGCCCAAGAAATAGCGGCATATGAACTTGCCAGGAAAAATCAACTGCCAATTGACTACAGCGTTGCCCAACGATATTTAGAACAATCTGGTGGTTCAGACAAGTGGTTAAACAGTATTCTTCCTGTTGTTCTTGCTGTAGCTTCTTTTGCTATCCCTGGCATTGGATTTAACATTGGTTCAGCAATTCTTGGTGAGTCTGCTGCTGCCTCTATTGGGGCTACAATTGGATTGTCTGCTGCACAAGTAAGCACTGCTGTTGGCTCTGCTGCTTTGTCTGCTGCATCAACTGCCGCGCAAGGTGGGTCTGCGGAAGACATTCTTAAAAACGCTGCTGGAGCTGGACTGTCAGCAGGTTTGAATTTAGGTCTCGGTGGTGGAGTTACTGGAGCGGTAGTTGGATCTACTGCTGGAACAATTGTTAAGGGTGGCGACGCAGAACAAATTTTGACCAATGCTGTTGCTGCTGGTGCAGGAGCAGGCGTTTCTGGAGTTTTAGGAACAACTGCTGGTACTGCTGTCAGAACTCTTATTGCAACCGGGAACGTAGAGCAATCATTGTTGTCTGCTGCGTTGACAGAAATAGGCGCACAAACACAAGGCAAAACCGGAATAGGTGGAGTTGCAACACAAAATGTTGTCCAAACAACTGCTGGTGCCACACCCGTTTCTTCTCCAGTAAGTTACGGTGGGTATTCGTATACGGAAATGTCTGATGGGACAGTTCAAAGAATAAATGAAGAAAACGGGAAAACTGCTGTCATATCTTCTGATGCTTGGTCGCAAATAAAAGAAGGGATAGAGCCTTCCGTTCTTGCAGGCCAAACTCCAGCAGGAACTCTCGCGCCTGTTACTGTTGTTGGGTCAACAACTTTATTAGATACAACTTATAATTTGTTGTCTAATAACGGTGCTGAATATATTGATGACAGAGGAACAAAAAGAACTCTGTCTCCTCAGGAATGGGCAATAGAGCAAAACCAGTTAGGAGGCACAGCCGCTCCCACTCTTGCTCCTAAGACTGTTGTTGCAACCACCTTGCCACCATCATTAGATACTCAAATATTGAGTGTAATGAATGCAACAGCAGCGCCAACGCTTCCTGTTGTAACGGTTGCTCCAACAACTGGTTTGCCAACGAATCCCCCTTGGTGGGATCAGATGACTGCCGCACCTACGTTGCAGGTTGTGACATTAATAGAAACTACAGGGCCTGTGACATTGGCTCCAACACTTCCTGTTGTCACCGTTTCTGCTACTACAGGATTGCCAACAATACCTCCTACATTGCCGGTCACTGTAGCCCCTACTTTGCCACCAGTAACGATTTCGCCAACTACAGAATTACCTACGCTCCCGCCTACGTTGCCACCTGTTACTTTGGGGCCAGTAACAGTTTTTCCAACGACAGAATTACCTACATTACCTCCGACGCTACCGCCTGCTACTTCTACATTACCTCCGGTGACTATTGTTCCAACCACGGAACCACCTACTTTACCTCCTACGTTGCCACCGGAAACAACGCCACCAGTTACTACGCTTCCTCCTGCTACAACAGCGCCACCTACAAGTAAACCAACAAGTAGGCCAACAAGTAAACCAACGTATCCGGTTGTTATAAGTGTTACTCCTGAGCCTCGTCCTCGTGCGCCTAGTACAATAACCGGGGTTAGCCCTGCTAGATTGCTTGCAGACGCTCTGGCTGCTTACCGGCCAGCGGGTGCTATAGAAGGTGAAGAGTCTGGGAAAGAAAGGCAAAATGTCTGGAATGAGAAATCACTGCGTCTCAAAGACGCTCTGGGGTTGTAAATGAGTGAACTACGCAAGATGACCCGTATGGGTGGAGATCTCCGCAAGATTGCCCGTCTGCTGCAAGACAAGGGCAGGAACGGAGATACGATTCTGGCGCACATCAACCCCCGTGAGGCTGCACTCCTGCGTGAGCAAGGTGGGGCAGGAGATATCAATCCAGAAACAGGATTGCCAGAGTTCTACGATGAAAAGGGCCTTGATAGTTCGATTGCACAGCGAGATCCGCAAGCGTACGTTAGTGGGTACGATGTCCCATCT